GATGACCTTCCGTATGCCATCGCCCTTCTTGTACGTGCCACGACGCTTCATCTCCGCCATCGTCGACTTCACTTTAGCGAGCCAAGGGTTCGTCATTTTTGTTTAACCGCGAGGAATAAAACCCACACCAGACCCAGGACAGAGATTCCACTGACATCCATACGCATGAACGTCGTCCATGACCTTGAACTTGGAAAAGGCCTGGTCAGGTGCGACAAGAACGATTTTTGACTTTGTGAAGGCACGCAGCTCCTCCGGCTCGCGAGGATGGGAGGCCTGCTGGTAGGTCAGGCGACGCAGACGGCTCTCGTTCCAGGAGAGATTGATAAGCGGCTCAAGCTCTGTGCCGCGAACTTCATTGCCCGACACCAGAATGAGCTTGTTGGCCAGAGAATCTAACGACCTTGTCTCCACATCACCCTCAGTAAAGTGCTTCCGGACCGTTGTCTTGAGGTGGTGAGCCACGCGGTTCAGTGTGAAACTCTTGTCCGTGTGTGGGACCAGGCTCAGAATGAGCGGGTCATCGGACGGAAAGGCCTCATTCACAATCACTTCGCAGCATGAGACGAAGGAGCGGTGGGCGACCTCGTCATAGTTGGACTGAAGAGCAACCACTGGCTCATCCTGGGCATCGGAGTAGATATGAAGCTCAATAAGGCGATATCCCTTGGCAAGGGCACCCGAGAGGTCCTCGAATGTGCTACCCTGAACTGTGTACTCAACCAGCGTATGGTCCCGGGACTCACGCGGTTGCGTTTCAGCTCCCGCCATCACATACCCCGCAGCCACGAGTGCTCCCACGGCAATGAGTGTTTCCATTGATTTAGTCTTCCTTTTTTTTAGCCTTGAACAACGGCCCAAACCGCTCAGCATTCACCTTCTCATCTGAAATACGCTCACCCATAGACAGACCCATCAGACACGCGTAATGAAAGTGAAGACAGTACATGCCGCATTCAGACTCCTTGAACTGATGGCGAGTCGCATTGTAGGTCAGCTTCATGGGCGGGCCACCAAGTGCGTCCCACTGGTCCTTCCACCGGAACATCAGACGCTGAATCTCCTTCTCGGGCTTGTGGGCATACGAGTCAAAGTACGTCATGCGAGGGTACATCAGCTCCGGACGGATATCGAGGAACGCGGCAATCCAGTGCTGTCCCGGTCCATCGTGGACATCCGTGTTGAAGACAATGCCCACTCGACGACATCCCTTCGCATACAGAGTGGCCAGCTTCATGGAACAGAGTGTCGACACGATGCACTTGGACGTCTCCGACTTCAGGTCAAAGTCAATCGGTACACAACCCACGAAATGGTAGTCTTCGAACACCTTCTCGTATTCGTGTTCAAGCTTGTCAATGTCGTCAGACGAGAGCCATTCGGACTGGTTGTCTGCCCACGAAGCAGGTGCACGAGGTCGCTTCATCATGGAAGACACAATACAGCTAGGGTCGCCATTGCGACACTTGGCATGTAGCCGCTGTTTCAGCTGACCCCACACCGCCTCCGTATCGCCTCTTTTGATCTCTCGTTCTTTGGGATGTTCCTTGTTGTAGACAGTCCGTAACCGTTCAATTTCCTTCTGGTCAAAGAGGAACATAGACTCGCTTGCTTAAAACGGATACTTTCTATACCGCAGAGTAGGACACATGGACACTCTGAAGGCAATTCTCTCTAGGTACATTCGCGTGAACAAGGACATCTCCCAACTGAATGCGGATGTTTCGGAACTTCGCGACACCCGGCGTACGGTCGAGTTGGATTTAGCTGCACTGTATGCTCACACTGACCTGCCCGACCAGATTCTCCTGCGTGAGTCTGAGATGACGTTCAATGTCAAGCGTCCACAGAAGTGGAAGAAGGGGTGGTCGCTGTCCAAGAAGGACCTGGAGATATATCTCAAGGACATTCTGGGCGATCGTGGATCTGAAGTGATGAAGGAGATTATCCGCCGTCACGAGCCGAGGCTGGTGGCTGACGACTTTGGGTTCGAGCTGAAGTCCACTGGGTCTTCGGGCTCATCAGATCCCGCTGAGTAAACTGGGTTATGCGTAATTGTCACGGTAACGTCGCCATAGCGGCCCAATACATGCACCGCACCCATGCAGCCACAAAGACAGACCGTAAAGGCGACAGCCACACCGATGAAGAACTCACTCATTCTGTTTTTTGGGTTGCGTGTGAGAAAGCGGGTTGAAGGGACTCTTCAATCTCGCGTAGCATGGCGTTGATGTCTTTCAGGTGTCTCGACGCTTCAAGGGTATTTTCGCGGGGCATGAATCCATATTGGACTCGCGTCACCGCAACGGATAACTGCCTTTGCCGCTCAACCACTTGAAGTGCCAGTGTAGATAGCTGTTTTCGCATCAATCGATATGTATGGGACGGAGAAAATCTTTAAACCCCATCATCCTCTCGCGAGGCAAAGTACTCTCGCATCTTTGTGTCGACTGTGCGGTCGGTTAACTCGAGCACACCGTCCTCGTTGGTTTCCAGAATCGACCTCACGTCGCGAATACCATCTAGGATGCGGTGGCGGTCGACATACTTGCGGTTCTTGGCCGAGCCGTGCCACATGTGATAGAGTGTGCCTGTCGAGCATGCGAGTTTGGGCAGCGTCATTCGTGCGTACTCAGTATACGACGGGACCAATGACGGGTGAACATATCCAGTGGGAAACTTAATGTCCATCCAGGCGGCGGTTGAGAGTGTGTCACCGCTTCCCGTGATGCCCTCCGTGTAGAATCCCACCTCCCGGAACCACCCTCGCTGGAAAGCCCACGCAAAACCCGGATGGTAATTGTGATTGTACAGGTTCGTACGACTCATGTACGCGACGGACAGGCGAGACTGGACTACCTTTGTGTACGTGCTATCCAGCCATACGCAGGTGGAAAAGGGCTGAACCACCTCGTATGTGTTCAGTAACCGCGAAACCTCGTCATACCAGCCGGGGTGGCCGAAGATAACGTCAGCATCCATGAAGAGCAACTTGGTGAACCTCCGCGGAACCCGGGCCTCCAAAAGAGAGCAGAGCGTCTCCTTATGGAACAGCACACTCTTGCTCCGGACATGGACCGCCTCCTTGATTTCGGGTTCGTGGTCATCAAAGAGCAGCTCCAGCGTGTAGTACGGGATCTTCGCGAACTTCAGCTTTTCAACTATGTACAAGTAGTTCATGAGCATCTTCTTCGACCGTGCCGAGTTGAAGAAGACAAAACAGACGGCCATATCCGTGTGCGTTGGGATCTCGTAGCGACATGCTGCGACATCCACGATACAGGTTTCAAGTGGGGGTGCGGTCTCAGGTGTCCGCACAACATTATAGGCAAAGGAGGAATGACACTGTCCCATTGTTAGTAGGCGGCGTTTTCGATATTGGCCCGACGCTCGGCGATTCGTTGAAGGTGCTTGCGGCGACTCATCTCAGCCGCAACCTGTGTCCGCTTGAGCTGGCGTTTGCGGGACAGTTTGTACATGAGCTTGTTCTGCTTCTTGGTTTGAAAGACTGCCTTGATACCCTTCTTGATACCGAGGAAACCACCACGGGCCCGGCGAGTTGTTGCCATTGTATGTGGTCGACAAAAACGAATTTACCGCGAAGGAGCGAACTCAACCCATGTACTCTCCCTACAATGCCTCCAATCGATTCTTTACTGAGGATGACATCCACCGCATTCTTCGCCGTCATGGACTCCCTCATTATCGAGTTGGCAATCGCAAGGTCTTCCAGACAGCCATGGTTCACACCACCTATGTACGCAGGACTGATTATACCACTCCCGACGGAGAGCCGGCTGTTCTTGCCCCCTGTCCGTCTGGTGTCATGCCCCTCCAAGATGAGAGCTACGAGTGTTTGGAGTTCGAAGGTGATGCTGTTCTCGGAGCTTGCATCGCGACGTATCTGCGAAAGAAGTACCCCGAGAAGAAGCAGGGATTCTTGACGGACGCCCGTAAGGAGCTCGTCAACAATGACCGTATCGGAGGGCTGTCAAAGGAGTTGGGACTGAATCGATTCTACGTGATTTCACGCCACAATGAGGATTCGGCGGCGATTGCTGGGAGGTCCAACACCAAGAAGCTAGGCGACATCTTTGAGGCCTTTCTCGGGGCCCTGTGGACGGATTGTGGCAACCGATTCGCAGTTGTCTATGCCTTTGTGACCAGTGTTATGGAGACATACCTCGATGTGGATGAGATTGTCGCATCGACCACCAACTTCAAGGATATCTTTCAGAAGTACTGTCAGCGAGAGTTCAAGTGCACGCCAGTCTATGAAATGATGTCAAATGACCCGAAGAAGAATGAGATTGTTGTGGCAGTGCTTGTGGAAGGCAGAGTCTATGGAACAGGAGTCGGAACAACTCGCAAGAAGGCTGAGCAGTTTGCGTGCCAAGAGGCACTTAGTAAAGTCGGGGTAGGCGTTTCCGCCTGAGCGTCCGCCGCCGACCCCCTCCAGGAGCGAGGAGCTTCCGGCATGCAGCCTTGATATCGTCCATCTTCTTGTCGTCCTGCGGAGCCTTGGCAGTCTTCGGGGCCTTCTGAACCGCAGCTGCCGCAACGGGCGGGGTCGACATGGGGTATGTTGAAGGGAGGAGAGCTGGAAGAACGCGAACCAGCACCTGTGCCTCGGCGGGGGGCATGGGCTTTTCCGCTACAACCGGGTGGATAATTGACTGGCCTCCGAACAGGTTGGGAATGAGCGTACTGATAAGACGGTCTGTCATAGGCTTCTTCCAATCGGCCTGGATGGTGTCAAATACGTCCTTCAGGAAAAGCTTGCTCTCTTGCTCGGACACGACACCCGCAGCCGCCGCAGGACCCAGCAGACCGAGGGTATCCCATACGGACATCAGTGATTCAAAGGAAGCAGGTTTGTTGAAGACCTTCGCTTGAACCAACTGGTCGATGAGCGTAAACTGTAGCGTGTGCT